ATTCAGGGCTTTTACCTTCCTCGGGGAATTTTGTAATACGGGCTGCTGCAAGGTCATTATTGCTTATATGCGCTTTTAACGGTTTCTTCGAAACAATGAAATTGTGTTGTATCCTCTCGTCATCGGGTATCATACTCAGTTTATTTTTGTCTATTCTAATAAACCCCGTTATGTTCCTGATGCGTCTTTCTGTAATTTTAATGATTTTTCCTTCTTTTTTACCTTTTATCGTACGCTCAATCCTTGCAATGACCCTATCTCCATGGAAGGCATTTTCCATAAACTTTGAGGGTATGAATATATCGTCCATGTTTTTTTCATTTTTTTTATCAGGCATCAGGAATCCGTTTCCGCTTCTTGTACAGAACAACGTTCCTGTCTGGAGGTTCATCTCATACGGTATGCCGTATCTTTTATTTTTAAGTTTGATGATGGAGCCTTCTTTGATCATACTGTTCAGGGCGGTTTTTAATGCTTTCCTATCATTCCTGTCGGAACGAAGGCTTTTTTCTAGGTCGCTGAATCCCATTGGTTTTCTTTCCAGCTTAAAAACCTTCAGCAGAGAATCTTTTGTTATTGGAGGAATGGAGCGTTTATTTTTCATATATTCCAAGGTAATACAAATCGATATTTATAACAACTCTTTGTGAATTATCATGCCTTTGCGGATTTTCTCGATGAAAACCATTTGTTATTGATAGCCATAGCATTAAAGTGGCGGAGAGGCAGGGATTTGAACCCTGGGTACGGTTTAACCCGTACACTCGCTTAGCAGGCGAGCACCTTCGGCCAACTCGGTCACCTCTCCATTTGACAAAGTATACTTGTTTGTCTTAGAAAAGGCAAGGGTATATTTACCAACGTTTTTAGGACGTTCCGGAACGAATCGGGAACGTCCTATGTTTTTGGAGCCAAAATAATGACGAAAAAAGTGGCTTCAAAAAAACCTTCTGAATCAATAGAAGTTAAAGATCAAAGAAGGAAATCTTTTTTTATTTCCGACAATAGTTTTATTGATGAAGCGGCAAGATTGATTGGTCCATTCGGTGGGGCTGTTTATAATAGCCTGCTTCGCCACGCAAATTCCGAAGGGAAAGCGTGGCCGTCTATCAATCTCATAGCTAAAGAATGGGGCATTAGCAAAACCCTTATCATAAGAAGTATTAGAAAGCTTTCGGAATTAAATATGATTTCCGTGGATCACGAAGACGGTAAACATAATATATATCTTCTGTTAGATAAAACAGAATGGATATTTAACACCGGTACATGTGGGATACCAGTTGAGCCTTTGACCGGTCCATGTGAGACACTAGTTGAATTAGAAACCGGTCCATGTGAGACACCGCCACCGGTCCATGTGGGACACCCGAACAATACTAATATAGCAATACCCAAAGAAATACACCTCGCTGGTGTGCTTTTTGAAGAGATCATAAAAGCAAACCAGCACAGCCGACTAAAAGCAAAATCACCCAGGGAAAAAGAAAAAACTATCCAGCTGTGGTCTGAGGATATAGAAAAACTTATCCGAATCGATAAGCAGGATCCGGTCATTATCGAGCAGATTATTCTTTTAGCAACAGCTCATACTAATTTCTGGCAGCGCAACATACAAAGCGGGGATGCCCTTCGACGCAACTGGGATCGTCTTACCAGTGAACTGCTTCCTAAAAACAAAACCGTTTTAACAGAAAAAAAAGACGGCAATAATAAACCCGGGATATCCTACACCATCAGCAAAGGCCAATGGTACCGTATCGAGGACGGCGAACAGATCAGGATTGATGAGGACCGGGTACCTCAGAATATTCGTGACAAAATTAAAGGCAGAAAAACAGATCCACCCATAGATTCCCGCGCAGCACCCATAGGGGCTGTCATACCCGGCATACTGACAAAATTTGCAGTACCAGGGGCGAGCGACCAGTGACAAAAACCAGCGGGTCCTCCCTAAGACCCAAAGCTGATACGAGTCTCGGAATCTCAGTAAAGCGCAACTTTTATACTTTTAGGTAATGGAAAAATGGAAATAACCAAGAATATTGCAAAAATAAAATCAGAAAATAACATCTTACCTCAGAATGTCGTAAAAGCATTTTCTGCAATCTTTTTGGATGAAGGCAGGTGTCGCCAATGGTTGATAAACAACCTTCATCCGGACGGTGGTCGATGTCCTGAATGCGGACGCAAACTTACAGAAAAGCAGAAAAGTCTTTTTTTATTTGGCAAAAGGGTGTGCTGCAAATCCTGCAGTAAATGGTTTAACGAGCGCACCGGTACGCTTCTCTCAGGATCAAAAATGACGTATGCACAGGCTTTACTCCTTGCCTTTCTATTGGGGATGGGGCAACACAATGACTGCATTGCTGCTGCTATAGGTTGCGATGAGGAAACCGTTCGCCTATGGAGGCTCAAATTTAGAATTTTAGAACGACAGCGAAAATTGGCAGACAGATAATTATGGGAGAACAAAAAGAAAAACCTGCTGTAACCATTCAAGAATTACTCGATCTCGGTCAAAAAGCCCGTTACGCAATCTATGTCGGATATCTGGACCGCCTCAACAAACAAGAAACCTTATCATCCTCTGATTTTAAAACCATGCGACAGCTTGAGGAGGAATTTGCCGATCAGATTGACATGGCAGCCCCCGGCAATTCACCGGATCAGACAAAGCCCCTGACAGTCCGGAACGCCCTGAAAGCTACAGAATATCTCCAGAGGGCAGGGTACTCCATCGGGAAATCAACCGTCTACAACCATGTCAAGGCTGGTCTGATCAAACCCAACGCCAACGGCAGCTATGACACCGAGGCGCTGGACAGGTACGCCCAGGCCAACCTTAAACGCCTTGACGGCACCCCCGCAACGCCTGCCGATGTTCGCCTGTCCCAGCTCCAGCACGACAAATTAGAAGCCACCACGCAGATAGCCATCGAACAGGCCCGTCTGCTCAGAAATCGCAACCGTGATTTTGAGGCAGAATGGGAATCAATCAAGGGCACAGAACTCGCCGCCAGGGCCGCACTTTTCCGTAATGATCTTGAAAACCTGGTCCGTTCCAAATGTCTTGATATAATAAGCCTCGTCAATGGCAATCCCTCCAGGGCTCCTGAGCTTATTTCTTTTTTGCTTGCCTCCTTTGACGCGATCATCCTGCGTTATGTTCAGACTGATGAATTTGAAATAGACCGCGAGTCGTACCGGAGATTTGTTGATGAGATGACAGCCACAGCACTGGCCGTATCCGCGCAGACAGGAACCCCGGCCCTAACTGCCGAACGTGTGGAGCCGCCCGCATGATTTCCGCCAACGCTTCCGTTTCTTTATCTTCCCGCCCGCTCCCGGTGCTTCCTTTTCCCCCGCCCTCATCATTCCCGCGCTCCGTCCGGTTTACCGACGGCGAACGCCACGCCCTTCGCCCGCGCGAGATAGATCCGGCCACAGGCGAGGCAATTCTCCCGTCCAGGTGGACGGAAAAATATCGTTACATTCCATACCGCGGCGATAGAATACACTGGGAGACCTCCCGATCCCCTTATGCATCCTTTCCTATGGATTACTGGGCCCGCCCCTCTGTCAGGGAAGTTTATCTCGTCTTCGCCCCTCAGATTGTCAAAACAGAAATAGCTTTCAACTGTGCATTCTTTGCCGCTCACCAGGCACCAGGTCCGATGATATTTGCTACCGCCGACGAAGATCTTGCCGGCCGCGCCGCCAACCGCATAAACGGATCCATCCGCGTAATGCCCTGCCTGTCCGGGCTGCTGGCCCGCCCCGAGGATGCCACAAAAGCGGGCGTCAAATTTAAAAACGGTGCAAGTCTCACAGTCGCCTGGGCTACATCCCTGGCCAAGCTCGCCTCGGACCCTGCCGAGTATGCCTTTGCCGACGAAGCCTCAAAGTACCCTGATTACTCCGGCTCCGCTGAAAAAAAAGAAGCTTCGCCCCTCGATCTTATCCGCCAGCGCCAGAATTCCTACACTTACAGCAAAAAACTTATGGTTCTTTCATCTCCGGGCGCAGCCCCCTGTATCGTAAGCCGCCTCCAGCGATACGAAGCGGATGAGGCATACCGCTACGAAGTCGATTGTCCGATCTGCGGGTTCTCCCAGATTATGGACGATGAACATATAATCGTGCTCCGCAGCGCCAGAGATCCCCGCATCGTCAAGAGGGAAAAGCTTGCCCGTTATGCCTGCGCCTCATGCGGCATGTATTGGGATGACTACCTTCGCAACCGTGCCGTCATGTCGGGCCGCTGGGTGTGCGGTGCTTTCAACAAAGACGGCGAGTGGCTGCATATCGAGGCGCTTTCTAATCCCGTATCCGGGGCCTTTCACCTTCCGTCCTGGAACAATATTGCCATGTCTCTGTCCGATATCGCCGCCGCCCGCCTGCAGGGCGATGACGACCTGACGAAAAAAATGGTCTATATTACCCAGCATAAGGCCGAGGAATATAACGAGATCGTCAATCCCAAAAAGACCTCACAGATACTTGACCGGAGAACCAGATTACCTGCCGGCATTGCCCCTGCCGGCACCGTTGCCCTTACATGCGGCATAGACGCCCACACCTGGGGATACCGCTTCTCCGTGTATGCCTGGTGTGAAGATGCAATAGGCTTTACCTGTCATAAAATTCTCAACGGGCACCTCGGCACCCTTGCCGACGTTGAAAAGCTTGTATTCGAATCCAGGTATCAGGTCGAAGGTTCCTCGGAAACCCTCGGCATTTTCCGAGCTGCCATCGATACCGGCGGCGGGAAAAATAACGAGGGCGATAAAACCATGACCGAAGAAATTTATAACTGGCTCCGGAATATCGGAGAAAAAGCAAATGCCGGACTGTTACCCAATGGACGGCTCTGCGGTATAAAAGGCGCGTCCCAGCGTCAGGATGCAAGGATCAAAACAACTATTGTGGATAAAATGCCTCATTCAGGCAAACCGATCCCCGGCGGGCTGGAATTGCACACCATAGACACGCATCAGTTCAAGGTCATGCTCCACTGGCGCCTCTCCCGGAAGCTGAAGATAGTCGATGGCATTGTGGAACCGGAAGAAACCCAGCAGATATTTTTTGACGCCGACACAAGCGAGAAATATGCAGAAGAACTTCTTGCCGAAGAGCTGCGCCGGAAGCTCAACGGCCACGTCGAATGGACCAGGGTGCACACGGCAAACCATTATCTCGATACGACAGTCTACGCCATGGCCTGTGCGGATGGTGAATGGCAGCCCTCGCTCAAGATCCTCGCGCCGCGCATCAAGGAGCTCAGAGCAGGCGGCACAGCCATAAATTCACGCCTTGCTGCACGCGGGAACCGCGAACGCCAGGATAAGCAATCGATCCGCGAACGTTTTGCTTCACGGGAGAGATAATGCCGGCAAAAAACTCCTCTCCCGACTTTCTGACCTCGAAACAGGAGATCATCGACTTCATCGGGGGTAGCGAGCACACATTCTGGGAATACATAAGGCAGGGGATGCCGGCCCTCTATTTTAACAGGCACTGGTCCGCATCTGCCAAAGCCATAGAAAACTGGTGGTATACAACTCGCAACGTTCCTATGAAATTCCAGGGCCTTGACAAAATAATGCAGGAAGACAAAGAAGTCGTAAACGGTTCATAAAATGAATGATTGCGACACTGATAATATAAATTAATTAAACGGACAGCAGTCCGGGGAGTCATCACCTCCCTTAAGACCATGCGTGTAATCGCATGACGGGATATCCCGCTACCATCCGCTTTTCGTGATCTAAAACACGATAGCAGGTTTCTCCCGTTCCGGTCAAGAGGGAGGTGCCATGTCTTCTAAACGGCAACAACAAAAAATCCCATCGACGCGCCCGCCTGAATCAACCGTACCCGTTCACCCCTGCAATAATCTTTTTGAAACCGTCATTGTTCCTCACAGCCGTGCAATCGCGGCCAATTATCCTGTCCCCGCCGGATGTTGCCGGGAATTCATCGGCACGGGATGGGTCGGCGCCCAGAAGGTCGATATCTACCGCATATTAAAAAAACAAGGAGGCAATAATGAAGAAGAAACAGCATAATCCGCAGGACCCCAAGGTCCTTATCGTTGACAATCCCACCGGCCTGCCCCTCCTTGCCATAGATGATATCAATACCTTTCAGGGGGATCTTAAAAAACCTCCTGAGTCTGCGGCCCTCGACAAACTTGTGCGGAGCATCCTCGATCACCGGCTTTTCATCGCAAAGGCAGTGTTTTTTGAAGACGGTCTCGCCTATACGGAAGACGGCCACCAGACCCTGCTGGCACTCCAGGCTCTCCGGAAGATGGGCTATACAGGTTGCGAAGTGGTATCTTACGTATTATCGAACGGCAGGATGCAGGAATTATCCCATACCCGTTACGACACCATCATGGTACCTTACCAGGTGATTGTCCCCCAGGGTGCTACAGCGCATGAACGCCGCAAGGATGCCGCCGCCAAGCTACTCCAGATCAACTCGCAATATGCCGCGATTAACCCTGCCACGTCTTTTTTCAACGACCTCGATTTTTCAGCCCTCGAATTCGATACGCTCCTTTCCAAAATAGAGATTCCGCAGCTTGATTTTTACACCGAGGCATCGGAAAAAGCCAAATTTCTCAATGAATTGAACAGCTACGATAATAAAAATTGTGTGTATCCGATTGTTGCCCGTTTCAGTGAAAAGCATGATGCTGTCATTATAATATCTGATAATGAGACCGATACAGCTTTTCTCGAAAGCGCCCTCTGTATACGCAAAGAGCAGAGCTATAAGGACCACAGAAAAAAAGAGATCGGCAAAAGTATGGTCATTACCGCAGGGAGGTTCCAGGAACTATGGAAATCAAGGTCGTAATCCCTTCATACCGCCGCGCAGGAAATGTAAAAACAATAAAGGTTGTCTCTCCCTGTATTATCTGTGTGCCTGAAAGTGAGCTGCAGTCATACAAGGAATGTTACCCCAACATAGAGATTGTACCGCACCCTGACAGCATTATCGGCCTTGCACTCAAAAGACAGTGGATTTATGATCACTTCGGCGACATCTTCATGCTCGATGACGACATAAGCATGGCTCGCCGCCTCTGGCCCATGTCAGGCACGAAGAAAGCTACGGAGCTGACTCCCGATGAAGCATATGCCGCGATACAGTGGTGCGGCAATACCGCCCGTCTTTGCGGCTGTTACCTCTTCGGATTTAATAAAGTGCCTAACCCTATTATATATGATCCCTTCAGGCCCATCATGTTATCCGGATATGTCACCGGCTGCGCTATAGGACTGCTCCGGGGGTCCCGCATAACATACAGCGCTGAAAGTATTGCAGTGGAGGATTTTTATGTCGCCGGCCTTAATGCCTATTATCACCGCAAAGCCTTCCTTGACCTGCGTTTTAACTTTGTCCAGGAAGAGACCTTTAAACGCGCTGGCGGCCTCGGGTTCTACCGTACCATCGACACAGAAAAAAATGACACGCTTTTTCTGCGCCGTCTCTTCGGCGAGGCGATAACCATTAAAGGGGAAAGTTACGGAAGTCACAAGGGAAGAACTGCAACGAAAAATCACAACCCTTACGGGCGGACCATGCACATTCCGTTTTAGGGTTTATGGTTATCGGGTGCTTGGGAGAAGCCTTGCTTGCTGAATATTGATACTGCGTGGTTTTTGCCTGAGGCACTGCTTTCTTACTGAAATGCAGACGGCGGAGCTTCTACCTGAGGCGTGGAATACTTCCTGCTATACGTAACATAATTTCTTGACCTCAGGAGTCTCTGAAGGTCATTATCTAACTGCTTTTTCTCCAAAGAAAAGGAGGAAGAAAATGACCCAGACGAATGTAGTAGAGAATGGACCAG